TGGATTACGGTGCGATTGCATTTAAGAACGGCGAGCTGATTTCTACCGAGTTCTTCACACCAATGATTGATATGGTTGGTTGGGAAGATACTGAGAATGACGTATACCATGATTACCATGCAGACGAAGATAAGCCGCTCAATCTTAACGGTAATTACTTTGCATATGTTGGTGATACAGACTGTACTCTTGCGTTCTATAAGTGCCAGATAGATGTAAATTATAAATATAGCAATGGAACATATGGTCATCATCACGAATGGTTTAATAGTACGAATTACGTTGGGTGGCGCAAATGGGAATACCATATCGGATGGTTTGGCGATGTAAATTATGGCGCTCCAGTGGTGACAAAGCGCAACGGATACTATGTTTGCAAGTGGAAGTACAAGGGTGATAAGTACAAGGTATATTTTGGATATGGCGTTGACCTTGATTGTTACAAGAAGTACCGCATTGTAAATTATTATCGTACTCCTAAGTTTAGACTGATGGATATTAAGGATTGGTTTGAGTATCGATACTTGAAAATCAAGCGCAGACTTGAGATGAGGCTTGGTCGTTAAAACTGATTTCAAAGGATAGAAAATGTTTGAGTTTTTTAAGAAGAAGCAAGACCCAAAACCAAACCCAAAGCCTAAGTATGCTACAAATGAAGAAGAGATGCTTGCTAGATATAAGCAAGAGCTTGAAGAGCTTGAAAACTCTTCGTATCTAAAAACTATGTATCATGTTGTAAAAGATATAGACACTGGGGAAACTCTAAGACTTGAAGAAGTCCCAATCAAAAAGACGTTCGAGTTTTTGTTTGATGGTAATAAAAGAAAAATGGATACAAGAAGTTTTTGGGCATTGGATACAATACATATTGCAACTAATTGTGAGAAGGGGTATACAAGAAAATCATTCTATAGTCTTGGAAGTTTTGATGGTAAATATGCTGCTTATTATGACCCAGTTCTACATATTTTATACGACAATAATACAGAGCAGTATTATTTTGAAATGACAGAATATATGAGCGAGAGCGACAGAAGTAGACCATATAGTTACGAATACAAATCTAAAGCATATGATGATGTTGTTTCGCTGCAAAAAGAAGTTATTAGATTGAACGATATTATCAGAATTGAGCGAGAGATTGAGCGACTTGAAAAGATTGTTGCGAAGCAGCAGCTAGAAGCGAAGGCTTGGTCTAGCGTAAAAGCTTTAGGCTAAGAATTAAAATCAGTTAAAAATTAACGAATTTCAAATGACCTTAAATTAAGGTGGTTTAAAAGCTGGTTTTACCCATTAAAATCAGAGTTTCAAAGGACAGGAAATTATGTTTGACCTAATTTTTGATATGGTGTGTGGCGATGATTGGGATATCATGGTTATAGTTACAGACGATGGTTGTCTGTATGGTGTACCATGCGAATATAATAATGCGGGTGATTGCGAAACTCTGTGGGAAAAGAAGGTCAAACTATCATCTATGAAGTCTAATGGTCTTACAGAATTCCATCATTCTGGTACATGCAAGAGGTATGGATTATTAATCGAAAAGGATAGGACGAATAATGAACTGCATATCTGTTGCGCAGAAGATGATTGGGGAGGATTTGTTTCTGTTCAGGATTACGATTTAAGCAATTAAAATACGAGTTTCAAAGGGTGGATTAATATGAAGGTTTATAAATATACGCATCGTAGAAGAGGATATGATATGTCTCTGTTTGAGGAAAAAGGAATTGTTTTTGCTCAGGACGAAATGACAGCCAGAGATAGAATTATGGATGAGCATTGGAACGACGGTGAGGTTATCATGCTTGAAGAATCATATGTTATCCCTTTGAAAGAGATGAATTGGTAAAATGGCTATCGAACTTGGATACTATGATGATAAAAAACAGAAGCATCAATCTCACGAAATCGCCTTTGTAAATAACTATTCAAGTAATCCATTCGACATTACTGGATATGGGCGCACAAAAGAAGAAGCGTTAGAGGATTTCAAAGAGAAGTTTGAATGCATTATGAATGAACTAAATGCTTTTTCAAAGATGTTATCTGAAGAAGATATTGCAACGGTTGATGTTGATTGCTTTGGTAAAAAGATTGTAAGTTAAGAGGTGAAATATGGCGTGTGTAGAGTATTGTCCGAACTGTTTGCATAATGTAGTTTGCGCAATTCCAGTCATGAATGATTTTCTTGGTGAACTTTATGATAATCCAGAAGATACTTGTTCGTGTTTTACGCCAAAGAAAACATGTAAGGCAATATATGGATTATGCAAAGACCCCATTTGTTCTAATTGTCTTAATGTACTTGTGGAATACGAAAAGAATTTCTTTGGTATTCCTGTAAAGAATGGCATTGCAAACTATTGTAGTAACTGTGGATATAAAGTAGAGCAATAGAATACAACATTCAAAGGGTGGTATATGGAACTTGAACACTTGCTATTAGCAACGATACAGAACTTGCTTGTATTAGCAGTTGTTGTTTCCGTTATTGGTTTTACAATTATGATAATCGAAGAATATAGTTATTGGAAATATCGCGAACGTAGATATGAAGAGTGGTTGAAGAACATCAATGACAGGAGTAGAAATGAGCGAGAATAAGACACTACTATTTTCTCTATCAAAAGACCAAAAGGATTTTATTGTGCAACCATTCAAGGGCAGCGGTAAGGGTGGGCAGAAGCGAAACAAGACTATGAGTGCTTGCCGTATCATCCATCCTGCTTCTGGTGCTGTATCTGAGTGCCAAGAAGAGCGCAGCTTTGAACAGAACAAGCAGAAAGCTTTTGAACGTTTGATGGAGAAAACCGAATTTAAGAATTGGTTTGAAATTGAGAAGGCTCGTGCCACTGGTATGCTGTATAATGTTGAGCGAAACGTTGAAGAGCAGATGCGCGATAGTAATATTCGCGTTGAGGTCAAAGACGAGAATGGCAACTGGGTAGAAAAGAAGGTTGAGTAAATGAGCAGCGTAGAACTTATGCCTTGTTTGTGCGGTGGGAAAGCATATCTGCACGAAGATTATTCTTCTGGAACAGACAAGTATTACTATGAAGTTTATTGTACCAATAGCAAGTGTTCGCATTATAAGCCACCAACTAAGTCTGCGTGGGATGGTGAAATTTTTGGAACTGATTGGTGTGATTCTGAATCGGAAGCTGTTAATTTATGGACTAGGATGGTAAGCAATGGAGATTAAACTGAAGCCTTGTCCGATATGTGACGGCGATGTTGTACTGCATAGAGATGATACTTGTCTGTGGTTGATTGAGTGTACCGATTGTGATTGGCATTTCGTTAGAGGGGCAAGCGTAGACGAGGGTATTGAGGCGTGGAATTCTAGGCGTGAGAAGACATGCGAATTTACATACGAAGACAAAGGCAATGGATGGTGGTGGCACTGTTCGAATTGCGGTATGTTGCCGCTTGATTACGACCTAGAAAGTGTGCCTAGCTACTGCCCCAACTGCGGATATAAAGTTGAGCATTAAAAAACGTATTTCATCACCTTGGCAGACAAAAACCACTGAAATAAAGGAGCGGATGATAGGCATAAGTACAGGTAAAGCTGTTGCCTAAAGAAGCCTGAGATATCGACAATGCGCTCATTGAGGTATGCAGGAAATAAAGCTGGGAATACCTGCAATAGATAGTAAGGATAGATTATGAGTAACGTAGAAATTAAATCATGCCCATTCTGCGGTAGCGAAGCTAAAGTAAAAAAGGACATTCGTTGGCCTGACTATTCAAACGATGGTGTTGACGCATACGAAGTGATATGCGAAAACATGGATTGTATTATCTATCGCGCAGATGATAGGTGGTATAAGACTGAAGCAGAAGCAATCGAAGCGTGGAATACTAGGGTTTAGGCATTAAAAGATATATTTCAAAGGACGGATTATGACACACTTTGAAGAGATTAAAAAGATGAGCATAGATGAGTTGGCTGAATTTATTTCAGACCATACCAAGTTTCCTTATGCTCCGTGTTATTTGTGTGAATATGACAGGGGAATTGCTTGTGTTTGTCCGTTTGAATGTACGCGAGAATATAAGGTAATGTTATATAAAGAATGGCTTAATAGGTAAGGAATTGATTATGACTATTACGAACGACGAACGCCGTGAGGTTGCTGAGAACCTGCGTACCATGACTGTATGTGGCTGTCGATACAAAGAGCAGTTTTATGAACTGCTCGAAGAGACTGTGATGCCAGAGTGGGAATTCCATTCTTTTGATACTATAGCAGAACGCCTAGCAGACCTCATTGAGCCAACAGAAAATACGTGCAAGTTCATGCCATACAGCGAGAAATCAGATGATGGTATCTGCTCGAAGTGCGGGGCGTATATGTACGAACAGGACAACTACTGCCCAGACTGCGGCGCTAGAGTTACCAATTAAAAGACGGATTTCAAAGGATTGAATATGAAACCAGTATATAAGTGTGATTACTGCTCTTACATGGGAGCAGAAGAAGAAGTTGCAGAGCACGAGCCTAAGTGCTATAGCAACTATAATATGAAAAACTGCTATACATGCAAGCATTCGAGCCGTCTTGTAAGTTGCGGGGAAAATTATTCTTTTGTATATGAGTGCAAGAACGGTATAGAAATTCCATCGGGACACATTTATAATTTTTGTGGCTCTTATGAGCAGAAGGAAAAGAGTGATAGTTTAACTAACTTCCTTGAAGATATGTTTGGAAGCAAGCATTAAAAACCAGATTTTATTGCGAACGCAATAATTCGAATGAAATTTAACCGAATTGTTGCGAACGCAATAAAAAGATTGAAGGATTCGAAATGACTAAATTAGAAGAAGCATTCAAAGATCAGATGTTTTTGATCGAGTTCGAGGGCTTTGATAAGATGACTTGTGTTCCTTATTGTGAAGGTCATGTAGAAAATGTGAAGACTGGTACATTGTACGATGTTTTCCGTTATACTTGTTGTGGTTACGAACACTGCGAAAGTAATACCGATGCTCATGCAAGCAGCGTTCCATTGAACTGGTGTCCGAACTGTGGTGCTAAGATTGTATAGGGAGTAATAATGACTGATAAGTTTTACGTTGTATATAGCAGCGATAACATTTGGATCGATGATGACTGGTATGACACCGTATATGAACTTGAAGAGAAGTATTTTACCAGCGAAGAAAAAGCTGAAGAATATATGGAGTGTCTTGAGCATGTAAACGCTGGCTGCTATTATGTCAAGGAAGTAGTTTGCGGCGATGATTTTGACTGCAAGCCTATCATCGAAGAGTACGAGCGCAAGCAGAAGGAGGAAGAGCTTAGAGACGCTAAGAGAAGCCGACTTCAAAATGTAGATAGTTACGCTCTTTATAAGAGTCGAATTGATGGCAGTAATTACGGCGAGAACCTTAAGAAGTTTAAGGCAGAGTATGCTGATTATATCGAGAACGGCATTTAAAAGTATTATTTCAAAGGATGAAACATGAAAGTAAAAGATATGTCGAGCAGAGAACTTGTTAGGTTTATTATGCACGATGCTATTACAGACGCAGAAGCGTGGCGTACATTAGAAGGTTGGCTTATTGTCAATGATTTCGTGAAAATTGTACGTTGTGGAGATTGCCAGTTTGAATGCGATGGGCAATGTAATAAGTCAGACAATATTGTTTCTCCACTTGGACATTGCGCTTGGGGAGAAAAGAAGTAAGTTATGTGTTATACAGGTAAATGTTTGTTTGAATATGGTTGGACTCCTAATGGTGCTGGTGACTGTATGATTTCAAATTACGAAAAGTTCTATGAAAAGTATGGAGAACACGCATGTATTGTCGGAGGTATGCCAGACGATGAGGAAACGGCTAAGTATATCGAAGACAACAAAGAACGATTAGATGCAATTTATGAGCAATGGTGCAAAGATACGCCTTGGTATTAACATGTTTGTTTGAAAGAGACGATTATGTACGATATTAACTATGTAAAAGAACATCTTGATGAGTTCGAAGAAGATACTTTCTTTGACCGCAGGTTTACTAAGCGATTTATTGATTTTCTTCCATTGGAAGAGTGGAGTCAATATGGTTTCAGCTATATTGGAGAAGATGAATATGTCCAGAAAGAATGGACTGAAGAAAACGTTCTTGAACA